TGAATAAACAGGCGCAGCATATTGAGGCGCTGATGGCGGCGAAATCCGCCGGCGAGGAAGGGCACGGACAATCGGCGGCCCAATCCGCTGGCCGCCAGGAGCGGCGACCGTGGATCGAGCGGCAGGATTGGCTTGAGCGCCGGTCCAATTCTTAATCCATGGAGCCGTGCATCCAGTCCGCGAACATCACTGGCGCTTGCCTCATGTGTGGCGGGCGGGCTGAGAAGATGCACCAGCCAATGTTCCATCGGGGGATATTCTGCCCCCGATGTTGCGTGGTCTGTGCGCCGAAGGCTGCATCGGCCGCCTCCGTCGCGACGGCTTCGAACATGGGCATGGCTAAACAATCGCCCGCCGGAATAACCGCGCGAGGCGCGACGCAGTGGAAAGACGACGGTTGGGGGCCGCGCGCGGATGATCCGTTCTACCACGACCGCCAACGGCACCAGCCTCGCTCACGATGGCTGCCGCGTCGACCGCATTGGTTCCACTAGAAGAGCTCGGACACCACGTTGCATGGCCGGGATTTTTAAGGCTGCTTTTCGTGAAGGCTGGACAGAGCGTTGCGGACGCGCTCACATTCATTCCGAGCATCCTCCACGATATGCAAGAGCTTCGTATAATCCTCTTGGCCCATTGTTGCCCTGTGCTGCGTCAATTCGCCGACAGCGGCGGTATACCGTTCGGTGGCAATGTGGTACTCGGCAACCAACCTTTGTTCTTCTGAGGACGCCGGATCGATGGGCACGCTACTTAAAGGTAGCGTAAAACGCGGATCACGGCGGCTGGTGGATTTCACAGGATCATCCCGGTCAAACCTTGCGAGTGAGCTAACACACAATTGGTTAGCCAAACTATTCATCGCCCTCAAAAGTTATGAGCACCACACCCCCCACTCCTACTCCCACGTTGAGCGATGCCATTACTGCCGCCGAGCAGGCTGGCACCGCATACCAAACCGCCGTCACGACCACGGCGAATGACCAAAGTGCGGCCGCCGCGATCCAGGCGAAACTGGACGCTGCGAACGCTACCGTCGCGACCGACCAGCAGAATCAGGCGGCCGCCGCCACCGGCTTCAACACCGCGCTCACCACGCTCATCGCGGCGGCCCAGGCTGCCATGATTCCGACCACCGACTCCGGTTCCAGTTCCAGTACCGGTTCTTAGGCTGCCAATCTCCTCACGCGAATCAACCTCAGGCGGGGATAACCAATCCGGAAGTCCCCGCCCCCCGCAAATAGTATGAGCACGAAGACATTCACTCCTGCGATGGCTCAACGGATCGAGATTTGGCCTGTGGAGCGACTGCTCCCCTACCAGAGGAACGCTCGGACCCATTCCGAAGAGCAGGTGGCTCAAATCGCAGCGTCCATCAAGGAATTCGGCTTCAACTCCCCAATTCTGGTGGCATCCGATGCTGGCGTAATAGCCGGCCATGGTCGCCTCCTGGCTGCCCGGAAGCTGGGCCTTGGCGAGGTGCCGGTGGTTGTGCTGGATCACCTCAGCGAAACCCAGCGGCGCGCCTACATCATCGCCGACAACAAGATCGCGCTCAACGCCGGATGGGACGATACTCTCCTTGCCGACGAGTTGAAGGACCTCCAAACGGATGGCCTCGACCTGGCGCTCGTGGGTTTCTCTACCGACGAGCTCGATGCGCTGCTGGCTGTGCCCGAGGAACCGGAAGCTGCTCCCGAGGCAGAGGAGGAGGTTCCGGAGACTCCCGTCCAGGCTGTCACCCGGCCAGGCGATGTCTGGGTGATCGGCAAGCACCGTCTGATATGCGGCGATTGCCGTGACGCGAGTGTTATTCGCAAACTATTCGAGGAAGCGCACGCGAACGTCGCGATCACATCACCGCCGTACGCCTCGCAGCGGGAGTACGACTCTTCGAGCGGCTTCCGCCCGATCCCGCCGGACCAGTATGCAGACTGGTATCGCGATGTGGCCGCCAACATCGCCGCGATCCTTGCAGACGATGCCTCCTACTTCCTGAACATCAAGGAGCATGCCGACAACGGCGAGCGCAGCCTTTATGTGAAAGATTTAGTGATCGCCCACCGCCGCCTGTGGGGTTGGCGTTTTGTGGACGAGTTCTGCTGGCGCAAAACGGACAATGGCGTGCCTGGCGGTTGGAACAACCGTTTCAAAAACGCCTGGGAACCTGTCTTCCATTTTTGCCGCCAGCAGGAAATTAAATTCCGGCCCAAGCGCGTCGGGCATGAGTCGGAGGACTGTTTCGAATATTCGCCCAACAACCCAAAGTCCACATCGGGCAGCGGGCTACTGGGCACGGGGCCGCGCGGCGCCGCCGCCGATCCCGGCAGGAACCAGAGCGCCTGGCAGAGATCGCACCGCGATCTGAACGCGGCGCCGAACACGGAAGGCCGCTACACCGGCGTGGCGCGACCGTCGAACGTCATCGAGGTGAAGTCCGAGTCGAGCCAGGGATCCCACAGCGCACCGTTTCCGCGGGCGCTGGTGGAGTTCTTCCTGTTTGCGTTCAGCGATCCGGGGGACATCGTCTATGACCCGTTCATGGGTTCCGGGACGACGATGGCGGCGGCGCACCTGCTGGATCGCATCGCGTATGGCTGCGAGTTGTCGCCGGCCTACTGCGATGTCATCCTGCGGCGCATAGTCAATCTGGCTGGCGAGACTCCGGTGCGGGCGGAGTCCGGTCAGACGTTCAGTGACGTTGCGGAGGCGCGCGATCTGCCCGCTGACGCTGGTAACGAACCGGATCTCCGGACACGACAAAAGGGAAACCTCTGAGATGTTGGACATCATTGAGCGCCTTCGCAATCTCCACATCCAAATCTGGCCGGTGGACCGACTGCTGCCGTACATCCGGAACGCACGGACCCATACCGACGAGCAGGTAGCCCAGGTCGCCGCGAGCATGCGCCAGTTTGGCTGGACCAATCCGATCCTCGTCGGCAGCGACAACATCATCATCGCAGGCCACGCCCGCCTGGCGGCTGCGCGTAAGCTCGGTCTTGCCGAGGTTCCAGTCATCGTCCTCGACCATCTCAGCGAGGACGATCGGCGCGCGCTGGTGCTGGCCGACAATAAGATTGCGACCAATGCCGGGTGGGACGACGAGATGTTGCGCGTCGAACTGGAGTCGCTGAAGGCCGTCGAGTACGACCTGGAACTGGTGGGATTCAGCCCCGAGGAACTTGACGAGATCCTGGTAGATCCAGAAGAGAGCACTTCGGGCCTGAGCGAGGACGAAGCGGCACCGGAGGCCCAGGAAACTGTCGTCACGGTTACCGGCGACGTTTGGGTGATGGGCGAGCACCGCCTGCTTTGCGGCGATGCTACGGTGCTCGCAGACGTGGAGAAGGTCATGGCTGGCGGGTTGGCCGATATGGTCTTCAGCGATCCACCGTATGGCGTCGCCTACGAAGGGAAGACGGCAAAGAAACTCAAGATCCAGAACGACAAACTGGGCGAGCAGTTCTACGACTTCCTGCGCGACGCGTCGACAAACATGTTGACGGTCTGCAAAGGCGCCATCTACATCTGCATGTCCTCGTCGGAACTGCACACGCTCCACCAGGCATTCACGGATGCCGGCGGGCATTGGTCGACGTTTGTGATCTGGGCCAAGCATCACTTCACGCTGGGTCGATCTGATTATCAGCGTCAGTACGAACCGATTCTGTACGGCTGGCGCGACGGTGTGGACCACTTCTGGTGTGGGGCCCGCGACCAGGGCGACATCTGGTTCATCAAACGTCCTGCGAGCAACCAGGAACATCCGACTATGAAACCGGTCGAGCTGGTCGAGCGTGCGATCCGCAACAGCAGCAAAACGCGCGACACGATCCTCGATCCCTTTGCCGGCAGTGGCACAACCGCTATCGCCTGCGAAAAGGCCGGCCGCCAGGCGCGACTGATTGAGTTGGACCCGAAGTACTGCGACGTTGTGATCCGTCGCTGGCAGCAATGGACCGGGAAACAGGCGCGGCACGAGGGGTCCGGCCGGACGTTTGACGAAGTGGCTTAAGGCATGGCGAAGGACGCTGCATAAACGACAACCGCCGCCCGTTTCCGGGCGGCGGCGGGAAGCCCAAGCATTGGGACCGGGCTATTTGCTGGTGATCCGGTAGTAACGCGCGCCGTCGGCGTTCTTGGCGCTCTCGACGTTCAGGCCCATTTTCTTGGTGAGCGTGCCGGACACGAAGCCCCGAATGGTGTGGTTTTGCCAGTCGGTAGCCTTGGCAATCTCCTCCAGGGTCGCGCCGCCCTTGCGGCGCAGCATGTCGATGACGGCGGCCTTCTTCGAAAACTCGCGCGGTACGGGCGCCCCGGTGGCTTTCTTGGCGGACTTGGTAGTCTTGGTAGCCTTCGCCTTCGTGGGCGCGCCCTTGGCGGCTTTCCGCGTGCCCTTCGGCGTTTTGGGGGTGGCTTTCGCAGGCGTTGCTGCGGCGGCTTCGGCTGTGGCGGTGGTTCCGGCTTCGGATGCGCCGTCGAGTTTCTGGATGGCCTTCCAGATGCGGGCGATCGCCGTTTTGCGGTTCGTGAACTTTTTGACCGGCTTGAGGTCTGCACCAAAGCCGGCCACGCCGGCGAAGCTATTCCAAACGCTGATCAAGCGATCCGCCGGCCAGTTACCGGCGAGTGCGGCGAGTTCCTTTTCGTTGGTGAACCGTTCCTGGCCTTCCGGGATCTTCTCGGCTGCAGGGTACGTGGTGATGTTGTTGTCTGCGTCGATTGCAAAAAGCGTCATTGTGGTGGTCTCCTCTCTACTGCTCGTTTACGGTGCGGCGCAGGCGAGCCGCCGACCGGATACGAATCTCGCGTCCGGTTGCCAAATTGGTTCCGCGCCAGCCGCCGTACGGCGATTCGCCGGTGATGCGAACCTTAGCCAGCACACCGCTAACCTTGGCGATGTAAGTCAATCCGACCTGTATATCGGCCTTTTTCATGGCACCTCGATTCATCACTCTGTTCGCGGGAAAGCTCAAGGGAAATGTGCGCACTTCTCGCGAAAAATCAATCGGCAAACCCGATGGAAAGGCGAATAGGGCGGTCCTGACATGGCACTGACGCTTCAGCAGCTGCAGGCGAACCTCGACGCCATTAATCAGGCGCTTGGCAACCCGACTTTGAAAGCGCGGTTTCCGGACGGCCGTGAAGTGACGTATCGCTCCGTCGACGAACTGCGCAAAGCGAAGGCCGAGATCGAAGAGGACATCCGCGAGCTTAGCGGCCAGACCGGCAGCCGCGTGCGGTTCGCGCAGCACAAGCGTGGCGATGGTCCCACGGGACCGACGCTCTATGACAGGTGGTGACGACTATGCACTGCGAGCATTGCGAGAACTTGGTTACGGAAATCAAAGACGTGCGGACGACGGTGGAGCACCTTGTCGCAGAGATGTCCGCGACCCGGGCGGTGATGGAAACCATGCAGAAGACGCTGCTCGGTAATGGGCAGCCCGGCCTGTGTGCACAACACTCGGACCGCATCGCCCGGTTGGAGCGATGGCGGGCTTGGCTCACTGGCGCGCTCGCCGTGCTGGGCCTTCTTTGGACCGCAACCGTGACGGTGTTCGCCGCTGTCGTCGTGGAAAGGATCAAGCGATGAGCGCGTTCGCGGAAATTCGGGGGCGCTTCGAGAAATGAGAATCGCAGGCGTCATACTTCGGTTTCTTTGCACCCCTTGGCGCGGTAACGGGCCGAAGAGCCTTCTGGAACTGGCCAAGGAGCCTCGGCCACAATCCACACTCCCCACCTCGAAGCTCTACGTAATTGAGACTGACTTCGAAGTGTCTCCCGACGCCTACAACAATCTGCAGGCAATGCTTGATGAGGTGAGGGCGAAGTTCGGTCTCGAGTTCATGATTTTGGAACCGGGATTCAAGCTCAAGCGATTCGATGACTTCTGATTTGATCAGGCGCCCCATACCACTGCTTCGCCGGGACTGGAACGCGCGATCCGCATCTTCGGGCCGCTACGCTGTGCAGCGTGCGGTCGGAGAGATCGTCGACGGCTATCGGCGCCGTCACGCGGAGCGCTTCCGTTACGAGGGCGCCACTGCCGGCCGGCGCGCTTACGGGTGGTACGCCGGTTCAACCGACGCCAACGTCGAGTTGATGGGCGCACTGATTTGGCTACGCGACCGCAGCCGGGATCTGATCCGGAATAACCCGTATGCCTCGCACGCCGTCGAGGAACTGGCCGGCAACGTGGTGGGAACCGGCATCGTGCCGAAAGCCAAAACCGGGGCCACTGCCATTGATCAGATCATTGATAACGAATGGCCGTATTTTGCCGAGGCCTGCGACGAACCGCAGCGCCTCGATTTCTACGGCATGCAGACGTTGACTGTCCGGACGATGGCCGAAAGCGGCGAGGCACTCGCGCGATTCCGGCCGCGCCTGGTAGATTCCGGTCTTCGCGTTCCGCTGCAGCTTCAGATGCTGGAAGCCGACTTCCTGGACCAGACCCGTACGATGGGCCTCGTGAACGGCCATGTGATGGAAGGCGTCCAGTTCGATGAGGACGGCCACCGGGTGGCGTACTGGCTTTTCAGCTATCACCCGGGTGGCGTATTGATTCTCAATCCGCGCGGCGGCATCGTGAGCCAGCCGGTGCCCGCGGACCAGATCCTCCACACCTATCGCGTGCTTCGTCCCGGCCAGGTGCGCGGTGTACCGTGGCTGGCGCCCGTGATGATGGCCATCCGCGATCTGGATGATTACTGCGACGCAGAACGGGTCCGTAAAAAAGTGGAGGCCTGCGTTACGGCATTCGTGACGCAACCGGAAGGTGTCGAGGGCGATCCAGTAGGCATCGCCGGTACCGATCCCTCGAGCGGGCTTGCTGTCGAGACGTTCCAACCCGGCCAGGTGGAGTATCTGAAGCCCGGTCAGGAGATCAAGTTCAATAACCCGCCTCCGGCCGGCGGCTACCGCGAATATAAGATGACCGAGTTGCAAGGGATCATGGCCGGCATTGGTCTACCCTACGAGCTCGGCACCGGCGATATGTCGCAGGTGAATTATTCGTCGTGGCGCGGCGGCATGTTGGGCTTCCGGAACACGGTCGAAAATTACCGTTGGCTCACTCTAATGCCACTTTTCTGCATGCCGGTGTGGCGCCGATTCATCGACGTGCTCATTCTGCAGGGCAAGATTCCGCGCGCGGCGTTGAACGATCCGAAGGTCCATCTTCGGAGCGTGCAATGGACGGCGCCGCGGTTCGAGTCCGTGGATCCGGTCAAAGATGCCGAGGCGGTGTTGAAGGACGTTCGTATGGGCCGGAAGACCTGGTTTGAGGCAGTGCTGGAGAACGGGTACGACCCGACCACGCAGCTTCAGCAGATCGCGCTCTTTAACAAGCTGGTGGATAAGTTCGAAATCATCCTCGATGTTGATCCGCGTAACGTTACGCTGCGCGGTCAGGAGCAACCGGCGAATACCGAGGAGCGAACGCCGACCAGCAAACCTGTTGGCGGAACATCCGGCAGCCAGGGCCTCGCGCTTTCCGAGGACGATCTAGCGATGGTGAAGGAACTCCTGGTAGCTGGCATCACCCGCGAGACAACGAGTTGGCAATCCACAACCCGGCTCTACCGGGGATAAATCCATCTCAAGAAAAGGGGGAGAAACCCATGAAGGGAAATTCGGAGGTAATGGCCGGCCTTCAGGAAGCCGTCACCGTCGAGGCAACACTGATGCTGCAATACCTTCTCGACCAGCGGGACCTGAAACGGCTTGGACTCGACTTGGCCGATGGCTTCAAACTGCTGCACGAGCAGTGCGAAGACCATATGAAGTGCCTCACGAGCCGGCTGTTGTTTCTCGAGGGGGCGCCGACGCTCAATCCGAAGCCGGCGACGACCCACGACAGCATTGGCGACATGCTGAACGGCGCGTTCGACGCCGAGCAGGCCGCCGCTTCTCGCTTCGCCGAACTCTGTAAGCAGTGCTACGAGGCCGGCGACATGTCGAACTTCCACTTCTACCAGCACCTTTCAAAGTGGCATCGCGAGGGCGACGACAAGTTCAAAGGTCACATCTGCTGGCTCCAGAAACAGATCTTCCAGCTGAAGAAGCTGGGCGAGAACGACTACATCGCGGTCAACGCGGTGAAGGAATAGGCGCAAACTATGCCGCTTCTCACAACCGAATACTTGCACAGGGACACGGGCGCGCCACCGCCCGCCGCGCCGAACTCGGAAGTGTTCGCTGCCGATGCGCAGGTGCTACCGTCGACCGCGAATGCCAAGGATGGAACCATCGACGTCGTCTGGTACAGCGGGGCATTCGTACCCAGGATCGATCGCTCCACCGGCGAGCCGTACATGCTGAAGCTCTCGATGGACGGCTGTCGCTTCGACCGGCTGAACAACGGTGCGCCGGTCTTCGATACCCATTTTACCGGCGACGATTTCAAATCGCTGGTAGCCGGCAAGGTTGGCACGCGGGCCCAGGTGGGCGTGGTGCGGCGGGCCTGGCCGAACGGCGACAAGGGGATGGCCACGCTGCAGTTCGACATGGGTGATCCGGACGCGACCGAGATGTTCCGGAAGGCCAGCACCGGCATCCTTCAGAACCTCAGCTTCGGCACCTTTATTTATAAGCGGGAAAAGACCGACATGCAGACCGAGGGCCTGCCGGAGGGAAAGCCGCCGTACCTGAACAACCAGGAAGTCGGCATGTTTACGGCCACTGATTGGGAGCCGTTCGAGATCTCCCCCTGCACGGTGCCGGCCGATTTCAATACGTGTTTTCTCAGTGCCCAACCCACCGGGGAAATCGCGGTTTTCGGCACGCCGGACTCCGGCGTGTTGGATGCACTTCGGGCAATTAGCCCGCGAAAGGAGAAACCTGCAATGCCTGAGACGGCGCAGGAGACGGGCACGGAAGCCCGTGTAATAGACGAACAGGCTTTGGCCGCCGCGCGGGAAGAGGCGGTCCAAGCCGAACGCAAGCGCGTCGCCGATATCGAGGCGCTGGGCACCATCCAGGGCGTCGACAAGACTCTCATTAGCCAGTTCATCGCGAAGGGCGTCTCGGCCGACGTGGCGGGCAAGGAGATTCTCAACAAGCTCGCGAAGAAGGGCGCGGAGCCGCCGATTACCCCCGTCGGCGCCGCGAGCAGCGGCCGCGGCGGCGACGCCGTGGAGAAGCGGCTCGGTTGCATGCAGATGTCGTTGCTCCTGAGGGCCGATAGCCGTTTCTTCTTAAATCGCCACCCGGTAAGCGGCCAATTCCTGGGCGGATGTGGAGAGAAACAGCAAGCGCAGGCCGAGGAGATGGGGCGGGAATACCGCAACTTCAAACTCATCGAGATGGCCAAAGAGTTTCTGCAACTCAAGGGCATCGATCCCAGGGGAATGGACGCGCGCCGTATCGCGGAACTGGCGCTCCGCGCCCCGTCGCGCGGCGTGGAGTTCTTTGATGGCGCCGAGTCGACCTCCGACTTCCCGGCAATTCTCGCGAATGTTGCCAACAAGACCCTGCGTCAGGGATACGAAGCCTATCCCCGCACCTTCCAGCCGTTCTGCCGGCAGATGACGGCGGCCGACTTCAAGCCTATCAATCGGGTGATGCTGGCCGATGCACCGTCTCTACAGAAGCTGAATGAAAAGGGCGAGTACCATCGTGCGCTGCTCACTGACAACAACATCAGCTACGCACTCGCCACTTACGGCGAGATCGTGGCGCTGACTCGCAAGGTCATCATCAACGACGACCTGCAGGCGTTCACCCGCGTCCCCGCTCTGCTGGGCGTCGCTGCCGCGCGGCTGGAGTCAGATACGGTGTGGGGCATCATCACCTCCAATCCGGCGGCTATCTATGCCGGGGACAAGATCGCCACGGCGCTCTTCGCCGTTGCTCACAACAACCTGCTCAGCGGTACCGGCAGCAGCATCGATCCCACCGTAAACGGCGGCACTCCGGCTGGCACGGGACCGCTGTTCGCTTTGGGCGAAGGTCGCAAATCGATGCGGCAGCAGAAGGGACCGCAGGGCACCCCGCTCAATCTGGTTCCGCGGTTTCTCGCGGTGCCGACCGCGCTCGAAACTTATGCGCTCCAGCTCGTGTATCCCATTAACATCGCTTCCGCTACCGCGACAGCTGTGGTTCCGGAGTGGGTGCGCAGCTTGGTGCCCATCGTCGAGCCGCGTTTGGATGCGGCGAGCGCGAGTGGCTGGTATCTGATCGCCGATCCCGCGCAGATCGACACAGTGGAGTACTGCTACCTCGAGGGCCAGCAGGGCGTATTCGTCGAAACCAAGCAGGGCTTCGAGATCGACGGTATTGAGATCAAGGCCCGCATGGACTTCGGTGCGGCCGGAATCGACTATCGCGGCATGCAGCGAAACGCCGGCGAGTAGAGCAGCACTGAGACGAAACAACCGGTGGGGCGGCACACACCGCCCTCCCCACAACTCAAGGGAGATTCCAAAATGCAGAATTACGTTCAGAAAGGTAACACCCTGACTGTGACCGCGCCCTATGCTCTGCTGAGTGGGGGCGGCTGCCAGGTGGGCAACGTCTTCGGCGTTTCGGTCAACAATCAGAACCCCGGCGATTCCAGCGAACTGGTAGTCGAGGGCGTCTTCGACTTGGCGAAGGACGGCAGTACGTTTGTGTCGGGCGCCAAGGTCTACTGGGACAACAACCAGCAGTTGACCACCGCCAACACGCTAACGGCGACGGGCGGGTCGACCAAGGAAATCGGGTTCGCGGTGCTGGACCAGGCCAGCGGAACTGCGGCGCCTGGTGGGGCGACCACCGATTTTACCGTGCGCGTGCGTCTGGTCCCGACCGGATTCACCCCGGTGGGCTCGGCCGATCTCGATCCGTCTGTGCTTCAAAAGGCGGTCGTCGCCCTCACTGCTGCCCAGATCATGGGGATGAACGCCGCACCGGTCAATATCCTGCCGGCGCCGGCTGCCGGCCAAGCGTTGGTCATCGACCAGATTGCGGTTGAGGTCAAGCCGGGCACCGTTCAGTTCGCCGGGGGCGGCGCGGTCAGCCTCCCGTATCAGGGTGGTGGGGTTACGCCGCACTCCTCCAATATTCCCGCCGCGACCGTCACTGCGGCGGCGCAGAGTCTCAACGTTCTGCCGGTTCCGTCCGCTGTCGTGCAGCCGCCGGTTGCCGCCGGATTGAATATCACCAACGGCACCGCGCCGTTCACTGCTGGCAACGGCATCATGGTCGTGACCGTGTTCTATTCCGTCGTGACGCTGCAGTAGTTTCGCCGATTGCTCCTTGTATCTGCCTTCGGGGCGGCTGCCATTCCGCCACTTTTTTCTCCCGGAAACCCATGTCTGACTGGTTTGCGATCAGCGCGGATGTGAACAGCATCCTGCAAAACGCCTTCGGCGAGCCGGTGGTATACCAGCCGATGCAGGCGGGTAAGCCAGTCGGCTCTCCGCTGACGATCACGGTAGTTCGCCGTCTCCGCGAGCGGATGGAGGCGGGCGCGGTGGCCAGCATGGAGGAGGTCGAAATTAACCCGGCCGACCTTCCGAACACGCCACTACGCGGTGATGCCGTTACCGCGTGGGAATCGCAATTTGTGGTGAGCACGGTCCGCCAGCCCGATCCGTATGGGATGGTCCACGTAACCCTGACCCTCCAGCCACAGCAGTGATCAACCCCAAAACCATCCTCGCGGAGTGGGTGACCGCGCTTCAGGCGTTGCCCAATCTGATGGAAGCACTGGGCGGCAACGCCGGCTCGATTCAGTTCTACTCGGAGAACACCACCGTCTTCTGCCAGCCCACGCAGAACAACGTCCGATTGGCCATCCTTTCGATGCCGCCTGGATCGATTCTGATCGCGTGGCATGGCACCGCACCGGGCAGACTCGGTAACGCCCTGGTTTTCGTTCACGACTTCGCGCTCTACCTTCGCGCGCCCGAAACCCCGAGCGTCGGCTACGAGGACATTTTCAATTGGATCGTGAACGACATTCCGCAGGGCGGAACTCTCAGGATGCTGCATACCCAGGTGGACCCGAACTGCGAACCGATGGACTTTTACTTGCCGTCGGCCAGGCGCAACACCATCGTGATCAGCGCGGACGGCGCGACCTTCGAATACTTCGAGGTTCCGGTGCGGCTGATCGAATCCTACAACCCATAAGCCGGTTGCTGCCGGATCGAGGACAGAGATGAGCGCTCCCGTGATCTATTTAGAATCCCCACAAGGCGACGAGATTAAGGAGGTCCAGGCAACTGCCGCAATTCTGACGCCATATTTGGCGGCGGGGTGGCACCAGGTGCCGCCGCCGTCCTCGCCGGCGAAACCCGTAGCTGCTCTCAAGGAGGCGAAATAGTCATGGCATTGATCTCGACGAGGAGGGCCGGTTAAGTGGCTAACATCAACGAACTGATGGATGGCTGGAGCTATGGCCAGCAGACCAATATCATTACGCCGAACACGACGGCCATCTGGCGGCACACAAATCTGAACACGAAACCTTGGGCCAAGGTCCCTGTGAATGAAGACGATCGGGCGGAAGTCGGCAAGGGACACGAATTCCCGACGCAACTGTTCAAATCGCACTACAACATGCCGACCTACGAGATTTCGAAGTACTGCTCGTCGGAGTTCCTGGCATGGGTGATGGCGTTTTCGCTCGGGAACGTGACCGTCGCCGGTAGCGCCTCGCCGTACAGCTACATCGTTGTGCCGGCGTTGGGCGCCACCAATCCCACCGGCCTGGAGTTGCCGTACTTCTCGTTTGTTCAGCAGATTCGGCCCGGCGGCTCGGCGGTGCTCGATGAAATTCTGGTGGGCTGCGCGATCAAAGGATGGAAGCTGGCCATCAAGAATTCGCCCGGTCGCTCCAGCGCGACGTGCTCGTGCGAGTGCGTTGCCACCGGCCAGTACACCACACCCAGTGGCGTGACGTTGCCAGCGGTGGCGACGACGCATGAGTTCAACGCCAGCATGGTGAGCGCGTTGACGATCAATGGCATCAACTACCTCACCGGCGGAAGCGGAAAGCAGTTCGTTTCCCTCGACGCTTCCTGGGAAAACAATTTTCGGCCCGGCTTCTTCCCCGGATCGGGGGCGCAGGATGGCTATCAAATCCAGGGACGCTTCGAGTGGGGCGACCGTTCGTTCGCCGTCCAGTTTGTGGTGCGTGTCCAGTCGGGCTCGTTGGAATACACCAACTTGATCAACCAGACGACCGGGCCGGCCACGATCACGTTTACTCGGGATGCAAACAACAGCTTTTCCATGGCGATTCAAAAGATGGCTTTCGCTACGGCCGAGCTTTCCAACACCGATGGCATTGCGACAATGCAGGTCACCGGCACGCAACTTTACGATCCGACCAATGGCTTGGTGACCATGTCGATCACGACGCCCCAGTCCGGCATATGCCAGGCGGCGGCGTAGGTCCCGAGGTGAATTCTACCGATTTTGAGAGGTCACTATGGAACAGACGAGTAAGGCGGTATTTGACGCGACGAAGCCCATCGTGGTGCCGATCCTGTCGGGCGGCGAGAAGCGGTGCGAGGTGAGATTCCCGACCGACGACGAGTGGAGTGCCTGGGCCCGAGCCCAGCGCACGGTGCGCCACTTCCTGGGACGCGGCAAGTCGCAGAGCGAAGACCTCGACCTGCCCAAGATCAACGCGGAGTTGTTCGCCAAGGTTCGGACCGACAAGGACGGACCGGAGTTCGACGACGCCGAGGCTGGTGTGGTGATTGGCCGCATCGAGCGGTGCGCGGTGACCGGCATCGACCGCGAGGGAAACAATTACCGGATCGACATGAAGGTTCCGGGCGCGCGGGTGGCGCATGTATTGCGTATGCCGACCGCCAAGGAGATGCAGGACCACGAACGGGCCTCCACGAGTGTGGTGGCGGCGCGGCGTTCCATCGAGACGCGAGCGTTCCTGGAGCCGAGCGGCCTGCTCTACGACAAGCTGCATGTGTCACACGACGGCTATGTCGCCGCGGTGCCTATCATCCACAAGTCCGCTGCCGTGTCCGAAGTGATCGCGCAACTGGCAATCGAGGGCGACGACGACCCGGAATAGCGACGCCCGACTCCCCGGAGGGTCCGGGCGTGCGATTCCTCATTCGTTCCTCCATACGGCAGGGCTCGCTCTGCGGGAAAGAGGAAGACTGTCCTGACCGCGTTTTCCGGTGCCGGCAATGCGGCTACTCCGCGAGCACTGAACTTGACGGCTGTCCCGCCTGCGGCGCCGGCTGGAAGGCAATCGACGTGAGCCATGGGCCTGCTTGCCCGAGGAACCTGCTCGACGAGGCGATGGACACGCCAAACGGCATCCTGGTGCGGCGTTCCTTCAGGCTGTTCAACGCCAAGGCGATTGGCCTCTCGATCACGCTCGACGATATCACCGAAGAAGAATTCCGCGTGATGGAAGTGATCGACGTCGAGCAGAAGGAACACATAGCGGCCGAGGACCGCGATGCAAAGAGCTTCCAGGAGTTGCTGATCCGGAAGCTGTCGCGCCGGTAGTGGTTCCCAGATTCGGAGATTTCAGTGACCCTAAGCCGCCTGGTGTACGGGTTCGTGATGCAACCGCATCAGTTGCTCAGCCTTCAACGCGACCATGGCATAGGTTCTGCCATCGCCATCGCTGAACTCAACCTCGTAAACGCCCGGAGCCCAGGTCTCGACCACGGTTCCGACCTGGCCGCGTACCAAGCCCTCCTTGGGCAGGTCCTCGACCAGCGCTACCACGGAATGCATCTCAATTTCCGACATCGCAAACCTTCCTCTTACAGTACATAACAACTCGTCAGCCGCGGCAACTCTTCACCGGTTCGCACGATCCAAGTGCTCCGTATTCTTATGGTTCTGTCTTGGCGAATGAAATCAAAATCCACGACATATCGCTGGCCATACGGATTTGCAGAGCCGAGCCACGCCTCAGAATCGCGCGCAGCCGCGCTTAGAGCCGCGCTGAGTTCCGCCGCATCAGTATCTCGGATCCCAACGGCTGCAAATACGCGTGCCTTGTTGCGGCCACGCGGGTGCTGCGTATTCAGGCAGTATTCCAGCAGCTTTCGGATATCAACAATGGCGTGTTCGCCATTGGGCAGTCTCATGAATGATCCATCGTAACCGGACCTCTGTGATCACCACAACTTCACCAGCCGCCTGAGTTGCCAGAATGTCACGCTTCCAAACTGTCATCCGCCACGCCCGCTTTGTCTATTCGCCCTACACCTCCGATGAGATGCTTGGCTTCGGTGATTTGCTGGCCGAGGTCATTCGAGCCCGTATCCAGAGCGGCCAGAACATCTACGACCAGGCGGCGGCGCCACTGAAGCCTGGACTCCCTGGCCGGCGCGGTTATCCCGACTTCAAGGCGGCGCGCGGGCTCCAGCCCATTCGCGACTGGACCTGGAGCGGTCACACTCTGCGGTGCCTCAAGGTGCTTACCGTAAACGAGAACCGTGCCGTCATCGGCTTCCTCGATGAGGCATTTCCTGGCCGGAGCCAAACAGCCTCGCAGATCGCCTTTTACAACAATCAGCGCGAGCACCAGTGGGGAGTGTCGCCGCGCGATCGCGCCGTGGTCGTCGCGGCAATGATCAACTACAGGCCTCTCGTGGTTCTGGCCGGAGGCACGGAGTTGACCGCCTATCGGCAGTATGGCGCGGCGTTGTATTTCTCGGGGCTCAGACGGGCAGCGTGATATGGGCGATCAAGCAGAACGCGTAATTCTCGAAGCCGAGGACGAAGTCACTCCGGTAGTGAACAAGGCCAACGCTGGTCTTGATTCCTTCGAGAAGAAAGCGGAGTCGTCCCACGGCAAGGTCATCCGGATCACCGACCAGACCCGATCGTCGATCCAACGGCTGATCGCCTCGCTGGAAAAGCAGGCTGAGACCTACGGTAAGAGCGGTGTCGACCGTCTGATCGCGCAGCGGGACAGCCTCCTTCAGCGGTACGCCAAGGAGCCGGCGGCCATCGATGCCATCACTCGCTCTTACGAGCGGATGATCGAAACTCAAAAAAGAGTCGATGTCGAGGCGGTACTGGAAAAGCAGGCCCGGTCCGTCCAAACCTTCGGTGAGCGCGTCGCACAATCGATTGAGAGCCCTGTCCAAGGCGCTGGCAGCGCCGTGGGATCGTTGCTCACGAAGATTGGCCCTCTCGGAGTGGGGCTGGCAGCCGGCGCCACCGCGATTGCCGGCTTCGCCGTCGCTACTTGGGATGCGGTCAAGAGCCTCGGCGAATACGGCGTCCGGGTGAAGGATGCAGAACTCCGCACCGGATTGACTGCGAAAGAGGTCGGGCAATTCGGATTTGCCGCCCGCGCGGTGGGCGAGGACGTTTCCATCTTCGAGCGGTTGATGCGTGGATTGACGGGCGCCGTTGAGGACAACGGGAAAGAAGGCGAGAAGGCCCGCCAGTGGCTTACTCGCTTTGGCGTGGACATCCGTGCGGTACGTACTGGCACGGAGCCCACCTCGCAGGTGCTCCTGCAGGTGGCCAAGGGCCTGGAAGGACTGCCGCCCGGATTTGACCGGACACGGGTCGATGGACTTCTTCAAACGCGCCGGCATCGAAGCCATCCCCGTGATGGATGGTTTGCGCGAGCGCGTCGACCGCGCTAAGCAACTGGGCTTTGGCATCACCGAGGCCGACGTCAAGAAGTACGAAGAACTCAACCAGAAGGCTGTCGAGTTCGAAATGAAGTGGGAGTCCGCGGTTCGGTCCGTGAAAGCGATGCTCGTCGATCTGGCCAGCGCGTTTGGATGGGTCCTGGATAAGATCGCGTCGCGACCGCCGGCGCCCACCAAGGCGTCTCAAGCCGAGCAACAGCAGCACGCCGCGCGCGTTTCCTCGCTCGAGGCCCAGGGCGTGCCCGCGCTTCAGGCGCAGATGGCCAGCCTACAAGCGCAGATGAACCAGTACAAGCCCGGCGTAACAGATTGGCTGAAGGTGGGGGTGGCGGGGGTCGGAGCATATTTCGGGCTCAATCTTCCGTATGGGAAGTTGAGCTCCAATGCTCAGCAGTACGGCCAAGCTGCGTCGCAACTTCAGTACGTGAAGGAGGCGCTCGACGCTGTCACCAACAAGCCACAGCCGCATCCGCCGCTGGGAGAACCACCCACCAGCACCGGCGATAGCGGTTTCGAGGCGGCCATGCGCCAGGCCCGGCGTGAACTGGCCGGGACCTCTAACGATCGCTTTGCAGTAATTACGGCGGAGCGGCAGGAAGCCATCAACGAAGCACTGGAGAAATTCAAAGGAAAGGCTGGTCCGCTGGTCGAACTGCTCAAGCAGGTTTACGACGCAAAGTGGCTGAAGGAATACAACTCAGAGCAGGAGCGGACATCGAAAGAACTCAACGAGCAATCGCGGCGATGGGAGGAACTGAAGGACAAATCCGCGAAAGCGTCAGGCGCGGCGTTCCGCGAAGATATCGCCGAGGGCACCAGGAAGCTGGAAGAGCAGAGCAAAGCGGTGGCCAAGCTTGCAGCCGAATGGGTGAAGCTCCGGGATACTGGTGAGAGCCAAGCCATTGCGCACCAGAAGCGGATGATCACGATTACCGGGGATGATCCGCTCGCGATCCTCAAAGCGCAGCAGGCGTTGGATCTTACGGAGATTCAGCAGAAGCGTCAGGCGAGTTTCAGCAATCTGTCGACCAACCCGCTCGAGGCCATCGAGGAACGGGCAGTCGCAGAGAAGCAAGCGGCGAACGCTGTCGGCGAGCTCCGATACCAGTGGGAAGAGAAGGTGGCCGAGGTCCGGAAGAAAGCGGACCAGGAAGCGCAGCAGATGCTCGACCAGCAGGAGAAGTCCATCGAGAAGGTCGCGGAAAAGCTGTACAACACGCTGTTCACAAAGCCTAAGGATTTCGGTAAAGATCTCGCGAAAACGATTCACCAGGAAGTACTCAAGCCGGTGGTTGAAGGCGTGAGCGGTATTACCGCGAACGTCCTCCATCCAGTGATCTACGGCGACGACGGGAAGGGCGGCATCGCCGGCATTTTCAAGGGCCTATTTGGCGGAGGCAAGCCGAGCGATCCGGTCAAGGTCTCGACCGACCAGAATACGGCCGCGACCATACAGAACACGGCGCATATCGCGGCGATGACCGCCGTGCTCGCTGGCGCAATGGGCGTGTCGGCTCCACCGGTTCCCTCGGCCACCGGCTTGCCCGGCGTCTCCCTGCCCAGCATCTCCGCGCCCGCCGTCTCGATCCCGACGCGGACCGGTGGGGGCGGCAGCGTTGGTGGCGGTGGCGCGGGGAGCGTCGCGGTGGCGGCTGGGCCTAGTTTCTCCGACCTTGCTAACCTGCCCCTGAACCACGACCGCCTCGCGCAGATGCTCGCTATGAGTGCGCCGATCAGCCAGACCGGACCGAACGGCTCGTTCGGTATGGCGGCGATGGCCAATCTGCCGATGAACCAGGACAGCCTGTCGCAGATGATTCAGATGGCGGCAGGGGGCAAGCTCCAGGGTCCTGGCGGCGGCTCGCAGATCCTCGCGAACCTCAAAAGCTCGGTCTGGAGCCAGAAGGAATTCACCTCACTTCAGGACTCGGGCAACAGCGACTTCGTGAGCGGGTTGGGTGCGGTGGCCAAGTCTCCGGCGGTCGGTGCCGCTGGGATGATGCTGGCGGAGAGCGGCCTGCTAGGTTCGCATCAAGGTACTTGGGCTGGAGTCGGGATGGGCGCCGTGGGAGGTGCTGCCATAGGCTTCCAGATGGGCGGGCCGATTGGAGCGCTGATCGGCGGCGTGGCTGGCGCCGGCATCGGCATTGGCGAGAAACTCGCCGGTATCGAGTCGCCGCAGAAGAAAGCTCACGACGACATCAAGAGCATCTATGGCGTCGACATCCCGCAAAACAGCGGGACCATCAAGCAGGTAGTCAGCATCGCGCAGTCCGAGTTCGGTAACGATATCGCCGTGGCGGTTCGGTCGCCCAAGGTCCGGCAACTGGTGATGCTCTATTCGGAAGCCACCGGTCAGAAGATGCCGCTTTCGGCTTCGACACCATACGCCGGGAGCCTCGTGGAGTCGGGCGGGAACCTCTACCAGCAGGCAAGTTTCCAGAACAACGCCTGGCACAGTTACCAGTCGGATCTTCCGGTGCTCGGCGGGCTTGGAGGCTCAGCGTATCCGACCACTCCGGGTCCCAACACTTCGAGCGGCACGGGCTCGACGTACCTGTCGCTCAACATCAACGGGCAGCCGATCACAGCGGACTTCGTCGCTGACCAATCGCTGGCTGCCCAAAATGCGAGCTACGGACGGACCCAGCAATCCGCCAACCTGCAGGTGCCGGGTCTAATGGTGGCCTAATCTGATGCCAGGTAATCTCGTACAGGCCGAACCGAACGGAGTGATGCCCGCCTCGTTGTGTACCGCCTTTACGGAGTTGCGCGAGTATGCCCAACTTCAGAACCAGTTTCACGATGGCACGGTCCAGCGGTCGCAGCTCGCGCAGACCTCGCGCCGCTCGTTCCGGCTCAACAAGCGCCTGAACGCATCGGCGCTCTCTGCGCTATACAACTTTTGGGTGTCGCAAGATGGCGGGCTGACGCCGTTTTCGTTCTACGATCCCTTCGACGTTGGCGTCGGCCAGCAGATCGGTAGTAATTACGATCCGACTGGCGCCAACACGCAGGGACGGGTAACGGTGGTGTTCCGTGGCAACTGGGCACAATCGACCGATCTCGCAAGGACAAACCTGCAGGGATTGGAGTTGATCGAGGTGGCATAAGGAATGCTCCAGTTTTTTCCGAATCGGCAGGGTTGCTCTACCAGGTGGAGGGTTGTGGGGGATTTGCATCGTGCGCCGTGGGACTACAAAACGCCAAGCCACGGGTCTTTATTATCATTTCTGGTGGTGGGTCAGTTTTGATTTCTTGTCAGCGCTACCAATGCCGATTCAATTTCCCCAGACCTTTGCTCCAAATACGATACTTCATTCATGCTGAGCCCACGCGCGCTAGGCTTCACCAGGCTGCGCTGTATTTCCGCAAGAGCCTTGCGCGCATTTTCGACAGAGTTGGCGGATTCTCCGGGGTTGGTGTGAAGTCTTGCGCAGTCGATAAAGGTCATCGCGAGATCAGCTTCTAATGTCAGGAATCCAAACCAACTTGGCATCGCATGTGCCATTTTCATGTACCGTAGCAATCGTAGCACTCGCCAAACCAGTTGGGGAACAGTGCCACCGGGAGAGGGAGGCTAAGCGGATCGCGACGAAGAAGCGCGGCTAACAGCCGTGCTCGGCGATGTGGCGCTTGACGGCCGCACGCGCGTCCTGGGATTTAATCCGCGCTTCATCAAGCGCTTGTTGATCTTCGGCAGACCGTGTTCCTGTTTTGCCTCTCAGCGCCCTTGCGGCGCGGGAGTAGGCCAGTGCGACCCGGCTATGCTCCTCAATGAGTCTGGCCTTCTCTTCACACTCCATTCGGTTTGAAACGAAGATCGTACCAAAACAGCCCGGCTTGTCACCACTGAAGGAATGGAACGAAGGCTCGCCAAGTTTATTGCAATCTGCAATCCGCGCATCGGCAGATTGGTTTCGGCACACCCGCTATTGGCGCTCGCGGGTGAGTCGCCCCTGAAAAGAAATACCGGCACACCGGCAGCAACCCTCAGTTGCGGGTGAAGCATTCGTTAGAACCGGCCCCGCGCTTGTTCGCGGACCTCTCTCCCGAACCCCATGTCCGACACCATCGGCCGTATTCCCGTCTCCACGGTGATCAACTCCGGCCAGACTTTTCCACTCACCACGCAGTACCCCCTCGGATTCTCCGTCGATCGCCAGGTGATCGTCCATCGCTTCGGCAGCGTGGACGCCAAGCAGGAGCAGCGATATTACGCCGGCATCGGACCCCGCAAGTTTCAATTCGCGCGCCCCAACCTCGGCTGGACCGAGTTGCACGCACTCCGCGATTTCTGGGAGTCGATGCAAGGGCCCTGGGAGGCGTTTACCTACACTGTCCCCAACCCCGATGGGACTACTAGCGCAGTTCTGGTGACGTTTGAGCAGACGCCCATCTCCTTTCAGTACCTCCGCAACGCCTGCCAAGTCGGATTGAACTTCATCGAAGTCGTTGATCCGACCGAGGCGCCAACCTATCCGGTCAATTCCACCTGTCTGCGCTTTCCCTCGAGTGCGCTCTCCGCGGCGCTGCTTTCGGAAGTTCAGGAAATCATCCCGCTCGTGCACATCCGCGTGCGTGAAACTGCCGTGCCGGACATCTGGTTGTCCGACCGACGGTTGACGCTCACGGACGCAGCCGGTGGAGCGAGCGCCGCCGCACTTGGCTGGCACGCAAGCTCCCAACTTTACATTCCCCGGTTGATCGGGATCGGCGAGCGGGGCTCCGACACCCTGATCTCGCAGGACATCAAGGGGTCCTCCGACAACGTGCGCTTCGAATTCGGCAACGCGGACCGCGTGATGACCGCGCTCGGGAACGATACCGACCTCAAATACGCCGCCATCGATTTCTGCGCTTACCACGTCAACTCGGGCACCATCATCCAAATCTGGAAGGGCGTTATCCAGAGCTTTGTTAGCGATGGAACACCGACCTTCAGCCTGTCGTGCTCGGACGGGTTCTTCCAGATCATGAACCAGTACCCGGAGCGGCAGGCGAGCCGGATGTGCTGGAAGAACTACAACGACGGCGTCTGGTGCCCTTGGGCGACGCGGGGCGCGAGCGCGGCGGCAGTCACGGCGGCGGGCGGCGATCCGACCAGTTGCGACTATTACCTCGAATCGGCGAACGGCTGCCAGGTCCACGGCATGATGGCTTACTTCGGCGGGCAGCAGGCCGATCCGCAGGGCGTCACGATCCTGGACGACTCTACCGGCTTTATCGGGTTCGGGCGCAACGTGGTCACCGCGACCTCGATCATCTCGGAAACGATCTGGGGCATGGCCCTGCCGGAAATCTGGTGCAACAGCGGCGGGAACCCGCTTTATGCGTTCATGGCGAACGCTCTGATGGTGTCATATCGCGACGAATCGACGTATGCCGATTCGCTGGGCATCGTGGGAGCCGGGCCGATTGGCGGCTATACGCAGTCGTGCGTGGTGCAGAACGCCGATGGCTACCGCTATGTGGTTTCGCCGATGGTCGACGGATACACGTGGCAGGGCTTCAAGGTCAACGGAAACCTCAATATCACGAAGAACCAGCCCGGCATGGGCTTGCGGCAGGTCCTCGGCAACGATCCAGTGAACCCGGCGACGGATTACTTCTCGCTCGGACAGGGTACTCCCCAGGTTTGGGAGCCGAACAACTACGCGGCGGGAGTGGCGCTGTGCGAGTTGCGTATCACCAAGTCGAGCACCATCCAGCCGTCGACGCCGGATCAGCACAGCATGACTGTGCCCATCGATTACGGGCTCACTGGATACATCTGGGACGCGAAGGGCGACCGCTCGTCGGTCATGGGCCTGATCAACCCGTTCTGGATTTGCGTCAACATGCTGCTGCGCGCCACCGGCCTCTCGCACGGCATCGCGCCACCGATCACCACGCAGTCCATCGTGGTCACCCTTCCGCCGAGTAGTTTCTTCAGCTTCGTAGGTTCCACGGTGGGCACGTGGGTTTCGCTTGGGCTGCTTATCTCCGGTTGGGCATTGATGGACGGGATGATGCTGGTCGCAGGACTTGTCGCCTTGATCGGCAGCGCGTTCGTCGGGAACGAATTCAGCGTCCCGATGAGCAACGCAGCGAATCAGGCAGAAACACTGCTGCAGCAGAGCCTTTCCGCCTGGCAGGCGCTCGCGCCGATTTATCAGACGACCGCCAACCAGGTGACGTTCATCGCAAACTTCAACACAGTTTGGAACGCGTACGTGCAGGCGTGCGTGGTGATCGCCGGCAATAATCCGACCGGTAACGCCGAGAAGGCGCTGGTCGCGTCCGTCGAGGACCGGATGAGGCCCGGTGCCACGTTGACGGTCGGCAGCATGACCTTTACGGGCAAGGGCAAATACGATTGGTTCGCTTACTACCTCGACCCCATCCAGAACGGCCCGTTGCCGGGCAACAGCATGCCCACGCTCGACAATCCCACCGAGCAGTTGAGTATGTTCGTGCTGTCATCGCTCACGAATAGCCAGGGAACGGGCGCTGCCGATATCGCCGCCAC